ACGAAACACTTCACGCACTGTGATAACTTCATCGGGCAATCTGTATTCATTTTGATCCTGTAGCAGTTCTAGAAACAAGTAACTTTCTTCCACAGCGTTAGGGCTTTTTTGCCTGTAGCGATTTAACGCACGATCCAGTGCGGCTTCATAGTGTGCTGGGTCTAGTTCAACCTCAATCATACCATCGCCCAGCATGAGGCGTACATAGTCAAACGCTTTGTTTCGTTCAACAGTTGAGTTGGATTGGGTGGTTGCTGGCAAATCTTCCATTTTTTTTGTCCTCTTACATATTTAGCTTACGATAAATATCATTATGCCAAGACTTTCCCTTTATAAACCAGAAAAAGGCAATGACTACAAGTTCATTGACCGACAAGCCAGCGAGATGTTTCAAGTTGGCGGTACCGACGTGTATCTGCACAAATACATGGGTCCAGAACTGAATGCTAACGGAACCCAGGATCAGCCCACAATTGATTCCTACAATGTGTCAAATATACAAGATTTGCTATTTTTAGAAAATAGAGATAGAAAATATGACAGCGAAATTTACAAAATTCGCGGGTTATACAACGTGCAAAATATAGATTTTAACCTAAGTCAGTTTGGCCTGTTTATAGACAATGACACGTTGTTTATGACTGTGCATATCAACGATTTTATCAAGTACATAGGGCGCAAACCCATTGGCGGTGATGTGCTGGAATTGCCACATTTGCGTGATGATTTTGCACTGAATGATTTTGACATCAGTTTGCCACGCTATTATGTTATTGAAGATGTGGGTCGTGCCAGTGAAGGATTTAGTGTAACTTGGTTCCCACATTTGTACAGATTAAAACTCAAGAAGATCACTGATAGCCAGCAATTTGCTGATATTCTCAACAAGCCAGCTGTAAATGCTGATGGCTTGCCAAGTGACATGACTTTGAAAGATTTGTTAAGCACTTACAACAAAGAAATTGCCATTAACAATCAAGTGATTGCACAAGCAGAAGCAGATGCGCCTAAAAGCGGTTTCGAAACCCGTCAGTTTTACACACTGGCTGTGGATGAGTTGGGCAAACCTGTTTTAAACACCGCAGATGAAGCTACGTTATTAGCCAGTAATGACTCCAATGTCAATAGCAGTGCTGTGGCCGCAGTGCCAAAACGCAGTGGTTATACAGGTTATTTGTTAGGTGATGGATTTCCAGTCAACGGTTATGACTTTGGATTTGGCATTCAGTTTCCAAGTGAACCCCTGGCAGATGATTTCTTTTTGAGAACAGACTTTTTTCCTAACAGATTGTTCCGCTTTGACGGACAACAAAGTGCGTGGATTGCTGTGGAAGACGGCGTTCGTATGAACATGACCAACAACGACTCTAGACAAACACTGAAAACAGGATTCATTAACAATAACGATTACGTTTATAATGATGCATTAATTTCCAGCTTTAAAACATACAGTCAAGTGGAAATTGATGTGGGTGTTAGCATAATTAATACAACAATGGAATATGCAGGCAATAATTTAGCCGCATATGTTGTATTCAAACAGTCAACTACTCAGCTGAGTTATGTAACTGCTGATAATGTTGGTATTATCACAGACAACAACGGCATGATACGTATTACTTTGCCCGCTCCAGACAAGTTACCATATCCTGGGCAGTGGAGTATCTTGTTGTGCAACAACAGAGAAAGTGCAAAACAAAGTCTCAGTAAAGTTCTTAAACCCAGGGCAGATTTATAATGCAACATTTCTACGATGGTCAGATAAGAAGATATATCACACAAACTGTTCGTGTGTTGAGCAATTTTGTGGTCAAATACGGCGACGGTTCTTTGCATAGAATTCCAGTCATGTATGGTGATGCTGACAGACAAGTGGCCAGTATTATTCGCAACAACAGTGAAAACAAAATCAACAGTGTGCCACGCATCAGTGTGTATGTTTCTAGTCTCAGCTTAGATAGAGACAGAGTGTCCGATCAGACATTTGTCAGCAAGGTTAATGTTCGTGAGCGAGAAGTTGCAGGTGATTATTACACTCAAGGGCAAGGACGTAACTACACTGTTGAACGATTGATGCCTACTCCATTTTTATTAAAGTTAAAAATCGATATTTGGAGTGCAAACACTGACCAAAAATTACAAATACTTGAACAAATATTGGTGTTGTTTAATCCCAGTTTGGAATTGCAAACCACTGACAACTATATTGACTGGACCAGCTTGAGTGTGCTTAACCTAACTGATATTTCATGGAGCAGTAGACAAGTTCCAGTTGGAACTCAGTCAGCAGGAGATCCCATTGATGTTGCTACTCTCACTGTGGAAACTCCTATTTGGATTAGTCCTCCGGTTAAGGTCAAACATCTTGGAGTTATTACAAAAATTATCACCAGTATGTACAAGAATGCCACCACTAGTGATAGTTATGTAGAAGGCTTAGGTTCTGATCCAATGACTTCCACAACATCATTTACTGATTTGTTGTCAACAACTGTGAGTAGTATACAGAATTACCATATTGCAGTTTACAACAGTCAAGCAATACTGCTGGGGAAAAATGAAAATATAGTTCCCAGCGAAATTACTCTTGAAATTCCAGTTAGGCAAGGCACAGCGTTGCATTGGCAAGAGTTATTTGATCAATACCCAGGACAGTATCATGCTGGTTCAAGTCAAATTTACCTCACACAACTTAACGGCACACAAGTGGTAGGAACTGTGGCTATCAATAGTTTAGACAATTCTATTTTGCAAATCAATTGGAATCCAGACACACTGGTATCTGACACTGACATTGACAGTGCAGGCCGCAAAGAAGGATCTGTGGGATATGTTATTCCCAGTTATAGAAACGGTACAGCTAATCAAGGCTCGCCTGGCACGTTTGATGCTATCATTAATCCGTTAACTTATAATCCCAAACGTCCATTGAATCAAGATGCTGATCAAACTGTTCGCCCAGGAACAAGATATCTCATCATAGAAGACATTGGAGATGTTGACAATGTGGACGGAGCAGACGGTTGGAAAGGCACTGACAATTCAGAGTTGGTTGCACTGGCCAATGATATTATAGAGTGGACTGGGGTCAAGTGGAATGTGATATTTAATCACACTCAGAACACAGACTCCCTTGTGTGGCAAACGAATATATACACTGGAGTTCAATACTTATGGAACGGGGTTCAATGGGTAAAGAGCTTTGAAGGTGAATATAATCCGGGCCAATGGAAAATAATACTCTAAAAGAACAAATTACCTGTAGCGGTGCTTTATTTTATGCTAAAAAAACTGGAAGGTTTTTACTGCTACAAAAAAGCCACGGCAAACATGCAGGTACTTGGGGACTGGTAGGCGGTACCAACATATCAGGTGAAACTCCTTGGCAAGGGTTGCAACGTGAAATTGCCGAAGAAATTGGCGCTATTCCTGCAATCTTAAAAACAATTCCGTTAGAAACCTTTGTATCAAATGACACTGTGTTTAATTTCCACACCTACTTGTGTGTTATAGATACAGAATTTGTTCCAATACTGAGCGATGAACATGATGGGTGGGCATGGGTCACAATAGACAGAGCCCCTAAGCCATTACACCAGGGGCTCCGCAATAGTTTTACAAATAAAACTATTCGTACTAAACTTCAAACAGTGTTCGATCTAGTAGATTTAATATAATTTATGCAGACGGCGGTACAAACACAACCTTGCATGGATACGGGCAACAGCCTTCCACATATTTTGTTTCAAGAAGCACTATACCTTCTGCTTCGCTGGCCGCTTCAACTTTCTCCATAAAGCTGGATCCGTCTGGTAATTCAACTGTAAATTCTAATAACATGAGTAATCTCCAAAAACTTGCATAACTGTATTTATAAGTTTAAATTCATATAAAATTAAAATTGATAACAGCCCGATATTTATGGTCAGTACAGCTTGTTCCGCTATGCCTGTCCAAAGAGTTAAAAATTACCAAACTATTTTCTATGCTGGGCACTTGTTGGCCGTCATCTTCAAATTGTGTAAATCCGTTTGTTGTATTAAGATAGAATATTGCAGTTTTTGAAAGTTTGGCCAAATCTTCATTTATGTCAATATGATATCCGTAAGTTTGAGCAGTATCAGTACAGCCGGTAATGTTTGCTTTGACTCTTATTACCATTTGATGAGGCAATTTTTTAAAAATTGGATCTAGTATATTGATGTATTTGCTAATAGTAACTGGACTATGATAGAAAACATGAACAAATTGCAAATTAAATCGCTCATCACACATTATACCCCCGGGATCACTTTTATCATGTATAGTCCACGGAAATGATTCGTTTAATATTTGATTTTTAACTGCTACGAAATCAGTTCTTGATAAAAAGTTATGAATAATCTGTCTTGTCATGATTTATGAGAACTTAGTCTCCACTGATTATATACTTTACTAACTGCATCAGCTGGCCCGTATTCTGAATTAAAACTCACTACCACTCTTCGATCACTTTTATTAATTTCAGTGCTGTGTTCAAGCCAGCTGGGGAACAATATCAGCTGACCTTCCTTACATTCCACAGAGTGAAAATTTGTATTATACTCGTTTGATCCCAATAATACTTCAGACATTCTGCATTGAGCCAAAGGGCTGTGAAAACTCAACCCAACAGATCCAGGAGGAGCTTCCACATACAATGCTCCCGATATCACACTCACTTCATGTCTATGCGCTTTCACACGATCTCCCTGGCCCATAATATTGAACCAGCTGTTTGTTATGACTATGGGAGGCATTTGTAATTGTATTGCCATTTCTTTTACTAGATTTTCAATTTTTAATCTTAATTTTCTAACACTGAAATGACTCAAAATTGGAGTCATGTCAGTTCCGTAAGAACTTTTTGCATTATTCACAAGCCCGTGTGGTTTAGTCAAACTTTCGCTTTGAAGAATCAGTTGTTTGAGATTGTTCCATTCCGGTTCCTGTGATAAGTCGTATGTGTCAATTTTGACTGGAAAGATTAGTGATTGCATATAAATTATTTATTAGCCTGTTTTATCAAGCAAGTTATTTGTGGTTTATAAAT